CCATCCCCACTCAAAGTAATACTCTTTCCACTATACATCGTTCCGTGCTTGGTTCCGTATGGTTGTGGGTGAGAAGCTGGAGGAACTCTCATTGTGTTCCCCTCATCCCTAATCTTTCTTGTTCCATTATCAGTTAAGAACCCCGTCTCAGGGTCTAATGTATACCAGATAAAATCCCCGGAGATGATAGGTGTAGTACCACCTCCCCTGCCAAATTTAAGTCCAAAACTAAGCATGTTAACTAATCCATACAGTTGCTGTAGAGTTTATAGTCTCTACCTCATCACCAAAGGCTATATCCTGTCCTTCTTTGACATTTAAAGCTACACTGCTCGCCCCTATATTGAATGTAATAGTACAATCTTCTGCCGCATGAATAATGTTATGTCCTTTAACCACAAAACCATTAGCAGTTCCGTTAAATGTATTAGCCCTAACAGGGAAAGCCTGCACTATCTGTGTATTTTCTTGAATCATAATTTTACCCTTTATTAATAGTATTTGTTATTTCTTCTATACTCTTAGTAGCTATGATATTATCTATAGCTGAAGCATATTCTATAATTGAACTTGCGTTAGCGTAGTTATTTATAGAATAACCTTGTATTTTCCATAAAGCCAGAACATGATTAGCCCTATTTCTCCATTTTGTATAAGGTTCGTTCAACAGGACTTTATTAACTGCTAATCCTTGCTCATCAAGCAACTCCACTAATGTGGTTTTACCTATGTAGCTGCCCCATGTAAGTTTAGCTACTCCTGAGCCCCCATTACCCGAAGGTCTGCTAGTTTGGTTCTCTACTGTCCCGCCGCCGCCTGCGCCTCTTATACCTGAGCCTGCTGCAGCAGATGGTGTGGCTCCTGAGCCCCCATTGCCAAACCCAGCTTGACCTCCGGCACATCTAGTGTTACCTGCGGAAACATTCCTGTAGCCATCTCTATATGACCCCATACAAGTACTTCTGGAGCCACCATCTCCATCGTAAGTATTGAAATCCCCTCCGCTACCACCACTCCAAGTATTCACTATTTTAGTGGCCGATCCTGAATTCCCATGCTCCGGTACGTTAGACGTCTTGCCTGCACCACCGCTTCCGATTGTTACTGTGTAGTTGGTATCATCTGTCACTGTTATATTAGTTTGAGATGTATTACCAGCATGCCCTCCACCTGCTGTAGTCCACGCATCAACATCTTCACCTACGGCACCTCCACCGCCTCCACCTATTGCACATACTGAAATAGTAGAATACCCTAATGGAGATCGCCAAGTATGATTACCTGGAGTATTAAACTCTATAGAACCTGGAGGGTCCATAGCTGGCTCAGACGTACTATGATTACTTTCAGTCACTCCACAATCATTGGTAGCAATTACATAATAAGTTCGTGTAGCTACTGATCTATAATCTTTATAGGGTGATGTTATGTTATCTCTAACTTTACCTGCACCTTCTATGTATAAATCATATCTAGGCCTAGGGTCTCCACTAGGGTAGCTCCAACTACAAGTAACATATGAGCCGTTATGAGGAGTAGCATAGAAATCTGATATATGGCCAGGAGGTACACAGGCACCTTCTTCTATAGCTGTACCAGAATCTTGGTTGGATGTACTCTGCCCTTCACTATTAATGGCTACTACATAGTATACTTCTGTATGAGGGCCAGTTACTGTTAAGCTATACCCTGATTGTACATTAGATGCTATCAGTCCTGAGTCAGTACTGTACAAATCATATTTAGGTGTAGGATAGCCATCAGCATTAGACCATGTCATCGTTATCTCATTCATTTTATTATCAGATGCACTAAAATCTGATATTGTAGATGGTGGTGTAGGACTGGGAGGCGGAGGAGGCTCTTGACCCGTTCTACACCAAAGCCAAGTATCTCCCCAATAAAGACAATTAAGCACACTACCAAATATAGCTTCTTTCACTGCGTAACGCCCAAAAAATACACCATCTATGTAAGGGTTTCTATAATATGTTATCTTGACATACCCATGACCACCCCATGCCCCAGTAGTAGTCCTGCTATCATAAGAGCCTGAACCTGCCCCCATAGTAGGAGTGTCTACTGATGCTCCATCATCCCATGAAACACCATCCGTACCATCACTGAAACCTGCTTGACCTCCCTTGTAACGACTATCTGTATTACCTGAGCCTTGTTTCCCATCATAAGCTGTACCAAAACATGTAGACCTAGCATCTCCCTTCCCATTATAGCCCCCATTCAAAGTACCTGCTGACCCTCCCCAGGCATAAGCCGTATGAAATTGGGATTGTAGGCCAGAACCACCGCCAGGTGAACCGCCCCAACCAACTACAACAGTTACGTCCTCACCAGGAATAACTGATACAGTCCTATGAGTTATGTCACCAGCCCATCCACCACCTGCAACATCCTCAGTGGTTGATGGGTGCCTGTCTTTACCAGAACCTCCACCACCTATCATACATACTTCTACAGTAGTGACTCTATCTGGAACAGTCCATGTATAAGTATCAGGTGTGTCCCAATACTCTACAGTCTTTATTACAGGTTGACCATCTCGAAATTCTAATGTTTCAGTTTTACCGTGTGCCATGTTAACCTACTATAAAATATAGCGTATCTGCATTAGGGGTTATACTATTGTACTCAGCCTGTGTCATTACTACTATATTATTAACTTTAGTGCCTTTGTTTGCCTCTAATGAGGTATCTGATTTGGGAATATTGGTAGTATTACCTACAACTGTTATAGAGCTACCTGCTATTGTTAAAGGTATATTAGTTTCATTTAGCTCTAACACATCACTATTACTTAGGGATAACCCTTGCACATTAGCCCCATTGCTATCTTTAAATAGCACTGATAAACCATTAGGTACAGGTAACGTCCACCATTCTGATAATGTAGAAGTAGATATATAAGTACCATCATTAGCTAATATTGCCGAGCCATCCCCACTAGACACAACAAAGCCTAACCCTACTTGTGCCTTATCAACATTGTGAGGGTTACTCATATCTCCAGTGTGTGCTGCTAGTAAACTTTGTGTCTGACCTACTGTACAGGCATCATCACTAAGTGTACCATTAGCAATATTAATGCCTCTGAACCCGCCAAAATCAAGTTCAGCTTTCATAGAATTAGTGCCATCTAATTCCAGGTAATCATCTGTCAGTTGAACTATTTGGCTGTACTCTACTGCATCCCCTGCTTCTGAAGCTGGAGCTATATTTTTTATTTGTTGCCCGCCTCCTGCAAAAGGAGCTGTAATTGATTGTGATCCATTTAGTTTATAGAACTCAGTTTCTGACAAATTACCTTCAATCAACAGCCATGAGGATGTGCCATATACCATGTAATCGCCATTGTATCCCGTTAGTCCTGCTAAGTCCCCTCCGGTAAAGGTGTACCCACTTGATGCATCTACCCCTGTAATACTCCACATAGCCCCATGTGTTTCGCCTGTAGTATCAGGATATTCAGCTGTACTAACAGGAGTAAATGAGCCTACTATGTACATAGCTTGTACATCAAGCATAGATACATCTACTTTACCCATTTGATTAAGGATGATAGGTTTTCCTGCATCCTGTGAACCTTCAGACTCTGCTATATGCTCACTTTTAGCGTATCTATCATTGTCAGCTGCATCTACGTAGGCTTTTGTTTGGGTTGATATAGGTAACTCAAATTCATTCATACCATTAAGTCTAAAAGAGTCAAAAGCTGTTTCAGCAGAACCTAGTTTACTGTCTAGGGCAGCTTGCACAGCTGTTGATACGGGCTTATCCATATCTGATGTATTATCTACCTCACTAAGACCTATATGGGTTTTTGTTGTTCCATGAGGGTTGTCTTTATCCTCAATATGATTAGTCAGGCCATCTACTACATCGCCTATATTGCCCCAACTGGCATCATCATCATCTATAGGTATGTGGGAAGCATTTATTTGGGTAATATCTACTAATTGCCCATTACGATATTGCTGTACTTTACCAGTACCAAACTCTATATCTTCTACACCTGCTTTCTCTTTTTTAACTGCCATTATATTCTCCTATACTTAGTAGTCATCTTATCTTTAACATTAGTAGTAAAGTCTTTAGCAGAAGTTTTAAATATTTCAGCTAGCAGCCTTTGATACTTCCTAAGCTCTAACTCTCCTCTTTCGATATTAGCTGCATCATTATCATCTTGTAATGCCATCCCACTAACATAATGTAATAAGGTCGATAGCCAAATATCAGGCAGTACTAATTCATCAGTTAATGAATATAACACATCAGGAACAGCTGAATAGAATAAGGTGTAGTATCCTACCCTCTCAGGTAAGTCCTCAGGAGGCTCAATATTAGTTATGTCTGATACTACCCCATACATATCTTCCAGTTTAAGCCAATCAAAATCAGATGTTACACCATAAGCATCTTCCATAAACTGCTCAAAATCTGGGAATATTCCCGGTCCTTGATCGGTAAGCCTAAATTCCAGCGTGCCATAAGGCAGATCGTCTTTTATAACCAAAGGATATCTTACATTGCCATCGTCTAAGTTATTCCTAGAGTACATAGGCACATTATACCCTGCAAATTCTACTCTTTCTACCCTGAGCACGTCTTTAGGTAGGTCGTATATTGTTGTACCTTCATAGATAGGTTGAAGTACTATACGCTTGTAAAAGTTAGTAAACACGCATATATCATTCTGCCCTAAAGAGGTATATAGGATAAGTTGTTCGTCAGTCCAACGTTCCTTTCTAGTGTCACCTAGTCTACGTCTAACTAGTTGTACTATATCATCTATTATCATAATATTAGTCTTTAACTTCTGCTTTAGGCTTAACTTCTGCTTTAGGCTTAACTTCTGCTTTAGGCTTAACTTCTGCTTTAGGCTTAACTTCTGCTTTAGGCTTGCCTTGCATTTTCTGTAGAGCTTCTTTTCTGTTATTCGCTGTTACTGTTTGTTTTGTTTTGGGGTTATGGTATCTCATACTAATCCTTTATTTGAGTATTAAAAGAGAGGCTGGAAGAAGGGGAGCCTCTCATTTAATAGCCCCGAAGGGCACAGCTTAGGAAGCTGCGTATTGGCCGTTTTTAAGATTTGGAGATACCACATCTAAAACAACTCTACATACACCTGATGCAATTTCAGACCCTGTCGTCCCATTAATGACACCAGTTGTAATAGTCTGACCCAACTTGAGGTAAACATCCTCTGTGGTTGATACTGTAATACCTGTAGCAGCGCCATCTACATCTGTGAAATAAGCAGTACCAGCAATATCTACAGACAATGTAGTTCCCGCTGGGAATGCTTCATCAATAATCAGATATACTCTCTTAATGATAGTACCAGGACTAACTGTAGCAGAAGTCCATGCATCCCCTGACTTAATATATGTTGGAGGCGTAGAAACTCTTTGACCTCCCTCATCCAGTTGTGCTGGGCAAGTCATTACTACAGACTCTGAATATCTCTTATCTTGGTTATTAAACCTATTTGTTACGTTTACGTATCCCATATCCTACTCCTTAATTTTGCTTGAAGAATGTATCTACTACAACGATACCGAAATCGTGACCCGATACTTTAGCTTCTGTATAATCATCATTCTCAGATTTAAGGATAGTTTTCTGTACGTTCATCCATACTTCAAGTGCCGACTCTGACTTGATGCCGAAGTCTTGTGATTCTTTCCATTTATAATCTGGCTGCTTACCATATCCGATCTGTACCGCTGACCTACCTAAGATAATAGCTCGTGATGCTTCTACTGTACTAGCTCCACCGTATCCTGGCTGACCCTCGAACAGTCCTGTGGAATCTACATGTCTAAGCCCTGCAATTTCTACTTCTGATTTACCGATAATTGGATCAGCTACACCGAATGCCGTGTCTGCTTCAATAAAGATGAGAGACCCGATTTTACCAATCACACCCTTAATAAGTCTGTTGTTCTCGCCTCTTACATCCCCCATTGCAGTTACATCAATAAACTTAGTGTCTTTTCTCAAGTCACGTGAGGCTCTTGAGTCGATAACTACAAGCCATGCTCTTTTACCATCTGCCAACTGATATGGTTCAAGTGGTCGTCTAGTTCCACCTACACTATACCCTTTACCTGATTTGATTGTATCTTCTACGTCCAATACAAAGTCATAGTTCCATACATCTGAGGAATCTAGGGAAGCGATGTCAGTTTTGCCGTTTGGCAGAATACGATGGGTTGGCCCTTCACTATTAAGGAATCCTTGCATAGCATCGAATACCATCTGGTCTTTAGCTCTAATGAATAAATCAGCTAGTTTTGATCTTGAGTCTCCGTGCTCTGATAGTGACAGATCACCTACATTCTTTGCATCGAATGCATCGCCATTATCGACTGACCATCTAAGGCGTCTTACTCTCAGCCTATCACTAAATAGTTTCTTTTGCTCTGAGTTACCCCATGCCTGCTCTTTGTCAAGGTGTGCTTTTGAAGTCAAGTTACCATCAAATTGGAAGCGAATTTCATGCCCTTCAGACACTGAAAAATCGTTCTTTTGGTAGATAACTGCATCGCTGGATGTCCCTGTCAGCCCATCCCAAAAACTGGTAGATGCTGCCTGTACCAAACCTTCAAGCATCCACCCATTACGGACGAGAATACTATCGTATGGTACTACACCTGTTGAACTCGGTTGTGTTGCCATTATTTACTCCTAAAATGTTATGTGTGCGTAGTCGATACCCTGAGGATTGGTGATCTTCTCACCACCACTAACTTTATTCAGGTCAGTAGTCTTTGGAACCTCAGGCGTCGCTACTATCTTAGGACCGTGAATGAACTCGTAGGCTCGCTCAAGGAACTCGTTAAAGTCAAGCTTGCCTTCCTGCACGTCACTAATCCATCTGGCTGGCACATCCAACTCAAGCTGTTCCTTAGTTAGAGGAGTTTCTGCTTGAGAGTTGAATTGTTCCAGCATCTCTATTCGCTGTTCTTCTGCTGTCTTGGCTTTAGCCTGTTCACGCACCTCTTTGAACTTCTCGTCCACTTTCGCCACTGCCTGCTGTTCTAGGGCTTTCATCTTATGGTACCACGCATCCGGATCGGTGTACTTAAGTGTCTCAAGCTCTTGCTGCTCCTCGTCTGATAGACCCGCTGTAGGGGTTTCATACTTGGCAAGCTGTTCCTTGAGTGCCTCTGCTTCAGCCTGAAGCGCTTTTAGCTCCTGCTGCGACTTGGTGTATGACGATTGAGTGTCACGGAATGACTTTGTTGCCGCCACTGCTGCCTTGAGGACAGGATCTGTGTCCTCTGGGTAAATGAATTTACCTTTATCATCGACCTTGATCTCTTTAAGTGTCTTATTGATAAGCTCCTGCGGGTTAATGTCCTCTTCTGAGGAAGCCTCTGGTAACTTCTCTTCTATCGCCTTAAAGACCTCAGGGTCATAGCCCATATAATCCTGGGCTGTTTGCTCTTCATTGTTTTCGGAACCTTGCTCAGCAATTACTTCCATCATGAATATCCTTTATCGTAAAATATCATACTATAATTAATGATATCACATTAAGTTTAAATTAATCTTAAATTAAGAATAATTTTGATACAATTTGGTAATATAAGAAAATATTATGATCTTGATATGATCTTTATATAATATAGAAAGGACTACTATGGCTATAGCTCCCGAAATACGTACTAAGATAATGGCAGAGCTGAGACTCGGCAAGAAAAGTAGAGAGTTAAGTGAAAAATATGAGGTTTCCTATCCTACCATACGCAACTGGGAAAAACGCCTTGAGGAAGAACTAGCTGATGCTGATATAGACACACTGCTTGAGTATGATGAGGTAACTATACACAAAGTGGCAGACGAACTGAAGAAAGAAGCTACTGGTGGCGCATCTAATATAGAGATCAAGAAAGTGGAAAAACTTGTTGATGATGTGATTGACCTAAACAGACTGGGAGAAAAATTCAGGGCACTGGCATGGAAAATCGCCAATGAGGTAGAGACAAAAGTTAGTAATGAAGACCTAAGCATGAAAGAGTTGCAACTGGCTGGGGGCATCGTGTCGAGCATGTATGGGTCGATCTTCAACCGCAACACTACACAGGTGAACGTAATGAACCAAACCAATGTAGTAAGTAGTGAGAAGCGGGAAATCTTCAAAGCATCGTTGAAGGCTTAGCATGTGGAACTTAACTAATATTACAGAAGAGCAATTTGATGTGATCTATGAAGGTACTGACATGATGCTCAGCAAAGAGTTATTCAAGCGCGAGCCTGAAAGTGATGAAGATGCCTTAATGAACTTCTTTCCCTCAAAGCTGTGGAGGCTGAATAGTGGAATCTATAAGATCGAAAACAAAGAAGGCGACCTAATATCATTCGAGATGAATTGGGCTCAGCATGTAGTATACGCCGCCTACCTAAAGCATCCACGGCTGCTGATCCTAAAGAGTAGGCAGCAAGGTATATCCACGTTCTGGCTACTGTTCGCTCTAGACTCTGCTATTATCGAGGACAATATCAAAGAGGGACTAATGGCACAAGGGCTTGATGAAGCTAAGGTACTTAAAGAGAGACTGGTACGTGCATGGGACCACTTTCCTACAGAACTTAAGGAATTCTTGGGAGTGCGCTCTACTGCCCAGAACACTAAAGAGTTCGAACTGAGCAATGACTCAAAGGTATACATAGCCACATCATTCAGGTCAGGTACCCTACAGTTCCTACACATTAGTGAGTTCGGTAAAATTAGTGCCAAGCATCCTGAGAAGGCCAAAGAGACCAAGACTGGATCAATGCAAGCAATTCGCGGTGGCCTACCTGTCATTATAGAGAGTACGGCTGAAGGGCGCCACAATATGTTCTATGAAGAATGGTCTAAGGCAGTGGGACATAGTGGCAACCGTGCTCCTAAAGATTTCCAGCCGGTATTCCTATCATGGGTAGATGACCCTGATTGCCATGTGAGGATACCACAGATTGTAGATAGGGAGGCCGAGGACTACTTCAAAGAATTGGCTGTCGAGTATGAGATGTACTATGGTAGAGGGCTTAGCTTGAGCGACGAGCAGAGGTGGTGGTGGGTGGCGCAACTACGTGAGTTTGGTGGCAACCGTGACATGATGGGGCAAGAGTACCCGGGTTTTCCAGAGGAGGCATTCGCAGCCACCAAGGACGGTACTTACTGGGCAAAACTATACAAGAGTGAGGTAGTAGCACGTGGCCAGCTGGTTGAAGAGTTGTATGAGCCGAGTCTACCAGTAGATATAGCAATTGATTTGGGTATGAATGACCTAATGGTACTGGTGTTCTTTCAATACTATGGCAATGAGTTGCGGATCGTTGATGAATATCACAATCATGGCGAGGGGATTTTACACTATGTAAACAAGATGAAAGAGAAAGGCTATCGATATCGCGCTGTGTGGCTGCCACATGATGCCGTAGTAAGGGAGTTGGGTACTGGTAAGAGCCGGTTCAGTATCTTCAGAGAGCTGGGGGTGCCAGTAAGGCTCCTGCCTCGCACTAAATCAGTCCATAATGATATAGAATTGGTTCGTAAGGCTATCCCTTATATGTGGTTTGATATAAAAAAGACAAGGTATCTACAACTATGCATGGAAGAGTATAGTAAGGAATGGGACGATAGGCTAGGTGTGTTCAAGGATAAGCCATTGCACAACGAAATTTCCCACCCAGCAGATGCGATCAGATATATGGTTGTGAGTGTATATAACAAGATCAAGCCAAAGGGAACCGCTACGAAAGGGAAAAAGAAAACACAATCGAATGTTATCGACGGCATGGCTATCTAACGTGAGTACAAAGTAGTGTTGGGTGATCACAAAGTGGTGATAGGTCACAAGCAAATATAATATAAATTTATTTTATAACAGTCAAAACTGGGATAGGTCACAAGTAGATATAATATAAATTTATTTTATAACAGTCAAAACTGGGATAGGTCACAAAGTGAGGTTGGCTGATCTCGAATCGACTCTGGTTGAACCCCAACCCCTTATAAAATACCTATACTATATCAATAACACTATCAATATACCAATAACACTATATCAATAACACTATACAAATAATATATTAAATCATTTAATCCCACTTTAAGAATAAAATGATATAATATAGTATATAAAGAGGTGGCTGATACTACCATAGATTTACCTCTAAATATATTAATCGATTTAATCTTAAATTAAGAATAAAATGATATAATATATTTAGAGATAGACCTAAAGGTTCTATCTAAATCAAATATCAAAGGGTGAATTATGACAAAAAGAGAACAATACGAAGTTATAGAGAGCTGGCTTAAAGGTGTTAAGGTTTCAAAGGTGGCGGCAGAAGAACTTCTGAACCATTTTAGACCTAGAGTGGCTAAACCTAAGAGAGAGATCGAAATTGAGGTTGACGGCCAGGGTTATAGATGGTGTACACGGCATAAGCAATATGAGCCGATTGAATGGTTTTTGCCACACCCTAAGGATAAGAATAAACTTCGCCCAGAGTGTGCACCGGCTACCTATAGATGGGTAGACTATGGTAAGAAAATCAATAAGGCTGTGAGAACGGGTGACGCAGCAGCTATTGGTGAATTGACCCTCACACGAAAAGGCCCTTATAATCTTGAGGCTGACCTTGAAGAATTTAAAGATAAGCTTGGTGAGATTCAGGCTGATTTCTCTACTGATAGGGTAATCACAGAGGATTTACTCGATTAATCTAAGATAGAATCTTTATATCAATAAATATGAAGATTCTTCAATTAATCTTATTTTAAGAATCTTATGATCTAAATTTTAAATTTAAGATTCTTAGATCAGAATAATCTTAAAATAAGATTAATTTGATCTATAATGACATAAATTGAGTAAATCTTCAATTAATCTTATTTTAAGAATCTTATGATCTAAGCCTAAATTTTGAGATTCTTAGATCAGAATAATCTTAAAATAAGATTATTCTGATCTATAATGGTATAAATTGAATAAATCTTCAATTTAATCTCATTTTAAGAATCTTATGATCTAATCGTGAGGATCGATTCTGAGAGATTTTATCTCTCAGATAGGGAATCATATTCAGAAAGATTTTAAATCGATTTTTGATATGATTCTATTCGATTTGACCTATATTAATATAGATCAGAATATATCTGATCTATTCTAATCAAATGAAGGAGATAAAATGAGAATAATTCTCAAAATAATAAGTATCGGGCTATTACTATTAAGTATGATGATGCTAGCGATGCACCATACTGATAATATGCTGAGTGAGAGTGGACTACATGCAGCTTTCGGGATACTATTGGTGGGATTCATAGGGTACTATATTTCAGATGTGCAGCGTTGAGCAAGCGCTAACCCTGCATAATGATCTCTGATTATCTATTCTTAAATTTTTCTTAAAGTAGTTTAAATTTTTCTTAATCTAATCTTAAATTTTTCTTAAGAAATTAGGCCTAAAATAACCCACATAAATCTATTTTATAGAAAATATTTAAATATTTAAATATTTAGGCCTCCCACAACCCTATATATACCTTTATACCCCCCTATCTATGGATTTTGCATACAGTTTACCCCCCTAAATATTTAAATATTTCAAATATTTTCCAGATTTTGATAACCTAGCATAATAATTCTCATTTAATCATAATCTAATCAAATAATCAGAAAATATTTAAATATCATTTAATCTTAATTTAATTTTTATTTAGATATAATTAGAGATATAGATCATAGAAGAGAATCGATCATAAATTTCACAAAGGCAACAACAATGAAAGAACTACTTAGTAAGTTAGAAAAATATGAACAACACGACCATAGATACCACGCACTACTATTAGAACACACCGACGACATAATCAAGGAGGTAGGAATGACGAGCAAAACGAATGTGGCCAACCTGTTAGATATGAAACCACAGAAGTTCTCTACCGTATTCCAACTACTGTTAGGTTATAAGCATCTAAAGGACTCACATGCATGAACACATAGGACAAGACCCAGCACTGCTGTTTGAACTTGAATTTAATAGAGATAAGCCTAAAGACTGGGCTAAACAACCCTACTTCATAGAGGCTTATATCTACATCAATTATGACAAAATAATGAAATTAATAGGCATCACCTCTCAAGCAAGAATAGCAGATATTATGAATATAACTCAATCGCAATTCTCAACTATTGTTAGAACAATAACGGCTATAAAACAACACATAGATAGTAATCAACTAAGCATAGCATAATATTTAAATATTTAAATATTCTATCATCAAAGGATTAATAATAATGAATAAAGACAAATATGACTCTTTGCCTTCCGATTTTCTGAGATATTTATATATCGAGCATGACCTCTATTTCACCCCGGCTGGTATATGGGAATGGGAGTGCGACCAGACATGTAGTAAGCGCGCTGTAGATGCCGCACGTGTAGACAACCTCGACTGGGCTGACTACCCCAATGACAACCTGGCCAAGATCAGGCTACCCTCACACATAGTAGTGCTCGACATCGACCAGGCACGCACACACATAGAGGACGACCACATAGACATACCGGCACTTGACCTTACACTACCAATAGGGCTCTATACCCAGACAAGTAGTGAGGGCAAGTATCACATCTATTACACGGTGACTGATGAGCAACGCCAGCAAATAGGTGCGAGGATGATTAAAGGCCTACATGATCTGAAGATCGATATATTACAAAACTTTAACACCTTTGAGTGGCATTCAGGCTCACCCTATAATCAACTACATGAGGGAGCAATACCACCATTGCCACCTCAGCTAGTAACTTCAATAGCAGAGTACATAGCAGATAAAGAGCTGTCTATAGAGCTATCAACAGGTATAGTGCCATCATCGAATAGGGCACGGGCCTATTTGGTCACACAGGTATTAGAGGGTGCCCTAACTGAGGATGATAGGCAACAGTATAATGCCTTTATGCGTAGTGTTATCCCGAAAGAGTATATACCAAAGAATAAAAAGGCACTTAAGTGGGATATGTTTGAGCTATCCTATGACTTTATCAATAAGATAGCCGTTAAGCTCACTGCTACCAAGGAGCTGGGATTCTATGAGCACACGCTCCCCATGCTTGAGTATATACTCAACAAGTACAATATAGATATCAACTCTAAGAAGTCACAACATAGGCTCAGGCAGATTCTGCCGTCGCTGCCACAGCACCCACCGCTGCAGCCATATCACTGGGCAGATGACATGCGGGAGCTTGAGGACCTAATACGCAACCAGCCGTCTCGACATGCTGTCATTAAGACGCAGTACAATAGGAAGAGGCATTTTATCTTAATAGATAAGTTGACACTTGAGCCACTGCAGCTGGGAGAGGATATATTCTTTGACCAAACTGTGGCAGAGGATGTAGCACCAGAGTATAGGGTAATTAATGAGGACGGTACAAGGGGCAGGTTCGACCATAGCGACATACCTATAATGTTAAACCATAGTGATGCGTTTGGTACACCCTACCATTACGATGATAGGACTGGGTTCTATTCTATAAACATGTCTGTGCCCTCCACGTACATCAAGAATGCTGAGCCACGTAGCTATACAGACAACTTCTTGATTAGAGTAGTTCAGTCGACAGTGCATCCAGACTATCTCCACTTATACCTCAAGTGGATGGCTACAGTAGTATTCCACGATGCACCGCCACTGATGATACCATGGATGGCTACGAATGAGAACATAGAGGGTGGTACCGGTAAGAGTATGGTTACTATTACGATACTCGACAAGATACTCGATAGGCAGGTTACTACAGCCAAGATTAAAGATGTTAAAGATGGCTGGGATATCACAGACGGGCTTAGACTCATATCATATGAGGAGGGAGATTCTAACTCTAAGCAGGCGTGGCTGCAGTTTCATAACTTTATCAAGCAGTCTACCAGCTCTAATAAGTCAATAGCAAATGGTAAATATAAGACAATTTCCAACAAGCTGAATAGGGTGGCACAGTCAGGTTCATCGAACTCCATACCCCCGATACCTGAGTCGGATAGACGTATATTGTGCTTAGAGCCTGCACACCTTGAGGGGCACACTCAACCACTCTCTCCCAGTGACATCAAGCTGGCAATGGAGTTTGAGGCTAACTATCTCAATTTTGAGAGTGAGTTGCAGGAATTTACTAATTATCTTAGATACATATATGAACAGCCTATTGATAAGGAAACACAGGCAGCACTATTCAGTAGGGCCCCTGCCACTATTTATAGGGATACGTGGGTTACAGAGACAACAACTAACACCAAGGCGGCCTATCTATTACTATCATCACCAGACGAGTTTTGGGCGCTTATTCACTGGGAGAGAGCCGACCCCGCCTTCTACAATGCCATGCAGTATCTAATACATCAGTATTCAGATAAGAATAATAAGGTAGCATTATGTTGGGAGTGGTTTAGCACGATGCTTAGATACATTAAGAGAGTAGAGGATGAGAATGAAATGACCAAGCGAGATGTTATAAGAGCACTTGCAGGCCCAACGTTCAAGATTACTTCCGGTTGGGGAGCAGAGCTACACAAGCAATGGGTAGTAAGCACGGGTAGTAACTGGCATAGACAGCTTGAGATTATACCAATGCATGAAGAGGCTATAAATAGGTATATAGAGTTATTGAATGAAAGGCTTAATGCTGCTGATAGTATTCAAATAGATTAAATCTCATAATCTCATGAGATTTAATCTCTATTTAAGATATAAAATGATATAATATAATATATAAAAAGAAAGGATATACAGGTTACTAACTTTGGTAACTTGTACTACTAACATTGAAATATTAGGAGATGCAATGCATGACTATAAACAGGTAGAACAGAAAGCTGACAGCTTATTTAGGCAGATGTCAGTAGAGCAGGCAGAGAGGTTCATTGAGCATACAGGTTATATGTTTGATGTTAGGGAGCTGACTTGCGTCATCAACTCTGATGGGCACACCGTCATGGTTGAGGACATAGACAGCCCGGAGCAACTAATGCTACTGATAGACAATGGTTACACAGCAGTACCATTTTAATGAGATATAATAAGGGTACGGAACGCAACCGCCATTAAAGAGTGCAAAACAAACAATGCGGAAATACAGTTGCTCAAATTAAAGAGTCGGTTAAACAAAAACAATGAAAAAGGGGAAAAAGATGAAAAAATTACTGACAGTAGTAAAAAATCCAACAGAATCTAAAGTGCTTATGGTAACTAAAGCAGATATTGAAGAGATGAAAGAAAAATACCCATCTATCAGTATGGGTAATCACGATCACGAATACCTAAAAAAATTTAACGAGGAAGATGTTGTTGGTGTTGTAGCGGGTGATCTCGCTCATATAGGAAATAAGGACGCTGATCTTTGGTTTGTGAATATAGACTACTTCAATGAACATTACACAGTAATTGATAACTAGGCAGAGCGTATGCTCTACCTAGCTATAGGTTATCAGCGGATAATCTATAGGTGGAGGAGTGAAATATATAAACTCAATAAGGAAGAATTGGAACCAATAACCAAAAGAACCAATGAAAAGGGGAGTTAATCTCTGTTGGTTCTAATATAGGAAATACTATAAAGAAAATAAAGAAAGGAGTTAAATATGAACAAAAAACAAAAACAAAAACTGGTTAGCTATGAAGATGTAAATCTTGGAACATTAATCATTGATGGTTTTGATAGTCAAATTGTAGAAATGGATGAAGCTGATTTTGGAGTATGCCCAAAATGCGGAAGTCTTAATATTACATATGGAGATACAGAAACAGAGAATATATTCATTTATAGAGTACATACTTGTTATGATTGTGGAACAACATGGAAGGAAAGGTATGACCTTACACGTGTTGAAATAGAAGAAGGCAAAATTACTGTTATTGAAGACTAAAGCCTTCCGTACCAATAAAAAGGAGAGAAAATGCTATTAGATAAAGACCAGATAATAGAAGCAATCATTGATGAGATGTTCAATGGTGAAATAGAGGAGGATAGTGAAATTAGCGTAGGTGAAGAATCATTCAGGCTATCAGATATACTAAACCCTAGTCAAATCGAGGATGTGCTAGCTGCACAGTTCCCTGAAGGGTTACTAGATGATGATTACTACACTGATAAGCACAACGCACTGATGCAGATGGCACTAGAGGTAATCATACCAGACAACGCAGAGCTGGAGATTGAAGAGCCTGAGCCTATACTAATTGAGGAGGTATAGATATGAAAGATAGTATTTGTAGGAAATGTTATTATGGTAAGGATTTAGTTAGGTGCGATGCTACTCACACTATTAATGAGCCTAGTAGTCCATATGGTCAACTAACAGATAAGACAGTATGTATCTTCTTTATGGATGATGCTGAGATGGAGTTCAACATTTTGTTATTAGCAGTTAAAAAATTGAGGCATAATAAGGAATTTACAGCAGAACTAATTGCTTTAGTTGAGAGGTATAAGTATGAAACTAACTGAAATATATAAACTACAAGACAAAGTGAACAGAGCACAAGAGAAGAGAGAGCAATACTTTAAACGTATGTATGGACTTACTTTTGTAGGTATGTATAAGTATGAAATCTATATTACATATAAAGGAAATAAATATATGGTAAGCGATAAAGGAAAACTTGATATAGAAACGTGTGCAAGTATTGATTTAACCGAAATGTCAATAGAAGAAGCTACAAAACATATGCAAGAGGCTAAGGACAATATAGATCATGTGGAAAGAGTAGGACTTATATGGAGGAAGGAGATGGGTTATGTTAAGCCTAGCGATTGATTACAAGCCTTATCATTCTACAGTGCCTATGCTAGATAGAGATAATATCTTACAAGTAGATATAACTAAACCTACCCTAGATACAACTAAACCTAGCCTAGATAATGCCCAGCCTACCCTAGATATAACTAAACCTAGCTTAGATAAAAGCACTGCTCAACCTAGCCTAGATAATGTTCAACCTGATCCTAAATATCCTAGGAGTAAATTTTGGTTTGTAAAGGAAGGGTCGTTACAGAAGGCGTCTGAGTTACTTGGATTTAATAGAGGCTATTTTAGTTCTCAATCACATAGGCCTTTTGTAAGAGCCTGTATCTGGGTAGGCAATCTATCTATAGTAGAAGGATACCATAAGCTAATTAAGGCAGATGAGGAGTGTAACCAGACATTACGAAGACTAGTCAGACTATTAAAGAAAAGGAGAGAAATGGGCTCCTTTAGTAAATGGGCTTTTGGCAATGAGGCTTACCTTTCTGGCAGTATGAGAAACCGCTCAACCAAATTCAGTTTCACTATACTGAAAAGAAACAGAGATTTAGTTAGAAAGATATATCAATATTTAGAGGAGAAAGACAATGAAATTTAGTAAAATGGTCATATTAATTATGCTGACAACACTCACAGCTAATGCGTGCCTGGGGCCACTTAAGCCATTACCACCCATAGGATGCACTTATGATAATGCAATGTTAATGTGCGACCCTAGCTGTAATTGTGTATGGGTATATGTAAATTGTTGAAGGAGATAACATGATTTATGATATTTTGACAGATGAGCAACAACAAGCTATACATATGGTAGATAGTTTCTTGAAAGACCCAAATGCGTTTGATATGTTTCTATCAGGCCAGGCAGGATCAGGTAAAACTACACTATTAGGTGCAGTAGTAGAACTGCTGTTAAAGAAAGAGTATCCCCATGTAGTATGTGCCTATACTCATAAAGCAAAGAATGTGCTTATAGGCAAGCTCCCACAAGATGCTGATGTTAGGACTCTCCACTCATTCCTTAGGAAGAGGCCTGGCATTAATGAGAATGCTCGTAACATTAAGGCACTACAGGTCACGTCTCAATTTGGCAAGCCCCAAGAAATAAAGCTGCTAATCGTGGACGAGTACTCAATGGTAGGAGAGAGTGATGTACTAAGTATAGGTGAGCTGCAAGACCCAGACTATACAGGAATACCTAAGATGAAGGTACTATATGTAGGCGACCCACTTCAGTTAGCTCCCGTAGGCCAGGCCCAGGTACTCGACCCTTCTACAGCTAAATACTCATTCACGCTCAAAGAGGTGCAACGGCAAGGTGCCGGACCTCTGCTTGACACTATATGTGAGATAGTAGATATGATGCAGACAGGCAACATCCATAAGCTTGAACCTAACGACCAGTTCATTAGAGGCATAGATATAGCTCAGCATATAGCTGACCATAAGCCTGGTGACTTTGCAGTGCTCGCATACACGAATAAGAGAGTAGAAGAACTCAATTGGGAGATAGCTGATACACTGCCTGAGACAAACGCACGGTGGTCCCCTTCACTAAGGGCAGAGCTTGACCTAACTATGGACATGGATAGAGAGGACATTACTCATATCATAACCCACTCTGGGCCATTAGTATTAGGGACTAAGTACAAGACATTGGAGCATCTGCTCACTATGCCGGATATCTCATTCTCCCTATTTGATAACAAAACAGAAGGTAAGGTACAAGCTATAGCGTATGTGTTTGGGCATTACCAGTATAAACTCAGATTAGAGCAGTTAGCACAAGCAGCTGCTGACTCAAATGCAGCTATACCTGATGCTATACCTAAGTCATACTGCAAGAAAAAGCCTCATTGTAAAAAGTGTAGGAAGAGAGCTAAAGCATGGAGAGACTACCTCACATTTAAAGAGTGCGTGATGTGTGTTGACTATCCATATGCGATGACTATTCACAAATCACAAGGTAGTACGTTTAGGTGGGTATATATCGACAACACTGACTTAAAGCAGTTATTAAATAACAATAAGATAGAAACCTATCTCAAGCTTCTCTATGTAGGGATTAGCAGAGCTTCTGATAAAGTATTTATGAATTCTTGAAATTCTTTACTATAAATCATTTGAGATCATATCAGAATATCATGAGAATCGATTCAGAGATCGATTTATGATCTCTGAATATCATTATATAATATAGAGATTTAAATCGATTCTAATGAGATTTGAGATCATATAGAGATTCTCAAATTGATCTATATCATTATATAAATAAAGAGATAAATATTAATCGAATTAAGATTAAATTAAAGATAAATTGATATAATATGAATGAGGATATATTTTAGGTATATGGGAAATATATTTAAGATATACCATCAGGTATAAATAAAAATTTTTTAAAGGACCAATTATGGCGAAAAAAGACGATTATGAATTTGTGAGTAACTGGCTCGAGGCTAATGGCATTGAAGGTGATGCAGCTAATGAGCTGAAAGGCCACTTTGAACCTAGGAGAGGTGGCGGAGCAGCTACACCAGAAGATTATACTGTGTTCGATGCGGAAGGCAACCCGGCATACGTGTTCTGTACAGTGCATAAGAAATGGGAGCCAGTGACAGATGGAGAGGGTAAACCACTTTTTAAAGAAAATGCAAAATCTAAAAACGGCCTGAGCAGATACTGTATCGAAGGGGACAAACAGTGGAAAGAGCGTGCAAAAGCTTTCAAAGCATCCAAAGATGCAGTCCTGCAAGACCTACTTGAAGGTGAGATCACAGGTGATGAAGCAAAAGAACTCATTACAGCAGCAGAAAAAGCACGTAAAGGCGATTTCGTAAGAGCAGATGGTCTTGGTGAAGATGAGCGACCAGAACTGTAAGCACATGAGAGGGTAACCTCTCGGTGTTGCTATGAAGGCTCTATCTCCACTCTTTGTTCCTTTGATAAGTACAGAGCCTTCTTAGGAGCATCGCTCCGGTCTACGGACCTAAAACGGTTTGGTTTATGTTTAGTATTATTAAATGCCACTGTCACTGGCTTAATATGACTACTTTCGACAATGATTGACAACTAAAGGATAACTAATGGCAAAACTACCGACAAAAAACTTCAAAGTTGGACCGGCAGAACTTAGATGGATATTCATCAATGGTGATGGATCACTAAATGACATGGGCGACACACCTCGTTATGAATATAAGGCTACAGCAGTACTACCTAAAGATAAGGCACAACCATTCATCGATCAGCTTGACGCGTTCTGGCTTGAGTACAACTCTGGTAAGAAAGTGAAGGCAAAATCTCTCGGCTATAAGATCGAAGAGGGCGAAGAAGGCAACCCTACAGGTATGGTGACATTTACGTTCAAAACCAACACTGCATTTGAGCAGAAAGATGGTAGTAAGCGTCCTACAGTGGTGCGTGTATTCAGAGGTAATGGGCAAGAGATCACTGAAGCTTTCCACTCAGCAGAGAAGAAAGCAGCTAATGGCTCAGAAGGTATCATCCATGGCACTATGGCTATCTATGATAGGAATGCAGCAGCAAGAGGTATTACTCTCTATCTGTCGGCAGTACAGTTCACGAAGTTTGTAGAGTATCAAGGCTCTATTCAGGTAGAGCAGGTAACAGATACAGATGATGGACTTGATGGTGATGATGGGCTTGATGTAGCTCCAGCAGAAACACCTGATATCTAAATCTTAGGCTAGTAGCATCTACAAATAGTAGGTGCTCTATATGTAATAAATGTATTCTTAGGAATATATTTATTAACTAATATAACAGAGTGAGTACTCTTAAAAGCTAAAGGAAATTAATGATACACTATAAAGTAATAACTAACATAGATGATCTGCCCCAGTTCAATACTGAACACCCTACATTTTTCGATATCGAAACAGGTGGCTTATACATCGAGCCCCGATTATTCCAATTCTTACAAACATATGATAAGCCTTATGGTGAAGATAACCCAGTTATTATATTAGACCTTGCTCCTACTATGGCTGATATACCTCATCTTAATGATAGGGTAGAGCAACTAAAGCAGCGTCTAAAACCTTTATGGCTTGTAGCATACAACGCATCATATGACTTAGGGACCCTCAACTTAGTGTCCAATAAGGTGGATGATCTCTTCTATGCTACTAAAACTGCATACCCCCACTTCATGGAATTTTCACTTGATAAGGTAACCTCAAAACTTAGGGCTACCCATGATCTGTATAAAGACCTAGATAAGTCGGATATGCATAAAAGAGGGTTTAAGCCTGGTGCTTATCTATCCAAGAAAATGTATGTGTATTCTGCCACTGATGTAGTAGCACTTGATAGGATGTGGGGAGATGTACGAATACAGCAGGTTATTCAGAATAATTTAGCTTATAAAGTAGATATACTATCCTTAAAGTATGCCGTAGAGTATCAGCAGAATGGCTTATTAGTTGATAGAGTGTCCCGAGATAAGGAACTGTCTAGTGTAGAGGCAGAGATTGAAGAACTGACCGCTAAATTACCAAGTAACCTGAACGTAAACTCTTCCCCGCAGGTAAAAAAGTTATTAGAGGTAGACTCATCTGCATATGATACATTGGTCAGAATAACGAATGATGATAATGATAACAGGTCAGAGATGGCATTAAATATCATCTTATTAAGAAAAGCAAGAAAAAGGAAGTCGTACCTAGAGAGTATTATGTATGACATCATGGTCACAAAATTTAACCCTGCCGGTGCCATCAGTGGCAGATTTACAGCATCAGGCGGCGATTTGGAGAATGGCTTTAATGCTCAGCAAATACCTCGAGCCTTTCAACATTTATTCAAGCATGATACAGAAGATACAGCAGTTGTATGGTTTGACTATTCTACATTGGAACTCAGATTGGCAGCAACCCTATTTAACGACAGAACAATGTATGAAGAGCTCCTGCATGGGAAAGACCTACATACAGAAATGGCTAAACTTGTGACAGGCAAAAAGCTGCATAAAGATGGGGTGTTAGGCTCTTCCTCAGATTCGATCTGGGCAGGTAGAGAGGCATCCGAATTTATTACAGTACCAGATAGGACATTAGCCAAATCTATTAACTTTGGGTACGTATTCGGGATGAGTGCTAAAACTTACCAAAGCTATGCTTTCACATCATTTAATATTAAAATAACTTTAGATAAAGCTACAGAGATAAGAAATAAATATTTTTCTAAATATAGTGGTATTAAAAAACACCATGACTATATATGGAAAAATTACAAGAAGCCCGGATTTTTCGTAACAACAGCCTTAGGTAGAAGGGTTAAACCAAGAATGGGTACTGATTGTATTAATATACCTGTGCAAGGTTCAGGAGCGGAAACTACAAAGTTGGCACTA